ACCAGAGTTTGTGATGGTAACTGATGTAACTTCACCTAAACCGTTGATAGAAGCGGTTGCAGTGGCGTCTCCTTCGATGTTGACCTTTGGTGGGACAGTATATCCTCTACCAGAACGTGTAATTTCTATTTTTTCGACACTACCGTAGTCAATACCGTTTTGAGACTTGTGATTTAACAGTGAAACACCATTTACAAGTAAACCAACTTCTTTAGCGTCAGTATATGGTTTTGTAGAAGCCTCGACAGGAGTTCTGGGCAGAATTTTCAGATGCCTTTGATCCTGAGGTGTTCTGGTGTTGTCAAACGGTCCAACAGGGTAAGATGGGAAACCAGAAGAAGCAATATAGTAATTTTCGTCATCTCTATAGATAGACTGCACGTTAGATTGCAGTTTATCCTTAATATTAAGTGTACCAACGTTAGTATCATCAAATGCTGCTAACTTAGAAGCATCTTGGTTGATAATCCACTCATTAGTAAGAGGAAGAGTGTCAAAAAATCCAGATGACTTAAACTCGATCATATTGTCGAGTTGAACATAAGGAATACCGCCAGTTTCTACATCAAAGTAGTTCTCAGCCTGTTCATCGTACTCAAGACCAGCAGAAGTCTCTGGTTCAATACCATCAGAGGTCAAACCAGCGACGAGACCGTAAATACGAAGCTTCACATATCTGGTAATACCAAATTCGTCAACATATTCACCTTGGAGGTTGTTTTTAGTAAAACAACGCACACCTTTCTTATGGGTGAACTGTCTCTTGACTTCTCTGCCAGCATCACGCTCGTGAATGACAAATTGAGTCGATGTTTTGGTGCTGTAGGTGATTTCTTCTTCGCCAATCACCAAACGACCGTCTCTTTCTGGAAATCCGATTGTAGAGAACACATCAATGCGATCACCACGACCAGCATTCGGTGAAACCTCCGTCATCAGGAAAGAACGACGGGCAATAGCAAATTCTCCGACTTTACTGCCAGGAGAAATGGTCAGAGTGTACTGAAGGCTGCCTTGATATGGTTCACCGACGATATTGTCGATAATAGCAGTTGCTTCTTTCAGTTCTGGGTTATATGGGTCGGGAGTTTGGGTAATTGTGTTACCAACGATCTGTCTGATGTCTCCAGAGATCGCTTCGACCAGTAAAAGTTCTTTACTATTCCATCCAGACTCAGATGCCTTAAAAACATTATCTTTCGGGTAGATAATATCAGGTCTAACACTGAATAGAATCTGGAAAATGAATTCCAGCGATTGTGGCGTACCTTTGACTTTATAGAAGTCCTTGATACGCTTAACCAACAGGTTTTTGTTGGTTTGATCCTTAAGGTACTGATACGGGAAGCCTGAAGTGTACTGTTCCTCGTATTGCTTGATCAAACCAGCCAAAAGCAGGTTGCTCAGGTTACTAACCTCGGCAAATTGCTTGTGGATTTGTGTATTGCTTTCAATAAAGTTGGCAGGAGTGTAGAGGTCACCAATCTCTGTCCTTGCACTATAACCACGAATACATCCTTTGAATTCTGTGGTCGTTTTTTTCGTATACAGGAAAATTTCCTGATCGATCATTATCAGACCGTTAGCATCAGGGAATCCATCTGTTCTATCGACAAGAATATCAATCTTGTCGCTACCATTAGCAATTTCTTGCTGCAGCTTACAAGTTTTAACTAAAACTTCAGGTGCAAATGTATCAACGTCGAGATATTTCTCAAAGTTGTTAATAATGTCTTGAGGACCCTCACTAATGGAGATAGCCTCATAATACTTCGACAGGAGATTTGTGACGAGGGGATAATCCTCGACAATAAAATCTGGTAACTGACTTTCAATCAGTGCGGAGAGATTAGGACCTGCCATTTATTAGATTAACGATTCTTTGGTGATTAGGAAGACGCTACTTGTGAGGTCTAGACTTAGATATGCTTCTCTCAAAGCATAAATGTCTTTATTCTTCGGAAGAGCACGAAGCTCGATCCTTTCATCACTATAAGTTCCCTTGACTATATTTAACCGATTCAGCATCACCTCTCCTTTGAGGTAATCAACTGTACCAATCTGGGCATTCAGGATAAAACGGTCTTTTGTAGTCGGGTCAATCTTGTACAGGTACATATTACCCTTTTGGTCGTCTGCAAGATAGACGACATCACCAGGATAGTCGGCAACGATGAATCCAGTGCTATAAACAGAGGATTCTTCGCAGCCACTCTTAATTACATTCTGGTAACAGATCTCGTATTGCGTAATTGTGTTGAGGATTGGGTTGAAATCCTTACGTAACTTAATTGATGTCTCATTTGACGTGATCGAGTTATCTGTAGCATCAATAATGCCGACAACCCTAGAATACTTAAAACGACCATTGAATTTTTCTAGATCAGATGTACTACGGTATGATGTGAGGGAGTTGACAACCTCAGCCTTCAGTTGAGACTCATTGAGAGTCGTTTGAGACTGATTGAAATAGACCCTAGAGTCTAACTCAACGTAAATGATCGAAGGATCGACAATTTCAGGTGTCACAGACACTACAGAGTACTTCTTCAACTCTGTAGTGATCAAGTTCTTAGTATACTGCGACAGAGCCACAGCAAACGAAGGTTTTACGACGATTTTGACTTTTCCATATTCAGGAGGAGAAGCGTCCTCTCCACCGAAACACACAATGTCAGCAACCGCAGGGTAAATACGACGGATAATGGACTCATAGTCATCTGCAGTAACGGCTCTATTTTGTGCATTGAAAAATCGCGGAGCATTTCGCTTAATACTATCGATTGCTTCAAGTTCTTCGCCTCCAGATGACGCTTGTACCGTTGTCAGAGTGACAATGGGTGAATAATTTGAGTTTCCTACTGCATCTTCTAATACAGCACCGTATGAGAAGACTTTTGCTGAGTTAGCATCAGCACCATTAGTTGTGATGTAACTTACTTCGATGTAATTGTTGGTTTGGGGCTTTCTACCAAGGATCCCGTCTCCAAAGATGATCTCATATCGCTCATCTTCTCCTTCTTGGAGGAAGAACACGTTGGAAGTGCCATCGTAACCAATAATATCATCAGCAAGACGATATTCGACTGCATTGGTATCTCCTACAGTATCACGAATAGTGATCTTCAGCGTACTGGTGTCAATATTCGCATTTCTTAGAATAAAGCGCTGAGCAATCGCTGCATTATATGTAAATGTCTCTAGAACATAGTTACCTTCTTTGATTTGAATCTCAGTGAAAGTTGCATTGTTATTAGAGTCAACAGAAGCAACATAATCTTTCGCTGTAATGAAAGAATAGGTCGTACCATTGATAGTTGTCAAGAACTGCGATCCTCTAGGCAGTTTGACTGTTTCTGGGATTGCTTGTTCAGCGCTAAAATCAGCAGATAACGAAACTAATGCTGTTGGAGAGACAGCAGACTTCGGAAGGTACCCAATCTGCTTAGCCAGAGACACCACATTGTCCCTGAGAGTGGCGGATTGAAGGAAAGCCTCATTAACTACCATATTGGCGTTAAACGCCGTATAGTAGGTGTTATAGGCGAGCACATCCAACAGGGTCGAGAGAGTCGAACCTTCAAAATCGTAATCAGTAAAGTCGCTATTGGACCGCAGGTACTCTTTGAGCGACTGCTTGATATCATTAAAGTCTAAATTGGCAACTTGGATGTAAGACATTTATCGAGTTCGTTCTAAGAAGAAATCCACCTCTCTGACCGCGACGTCAGTTTCGATACCAACGATCTCAAAGGCAATAGCAACCTCAAAACCATTACGATCATAGTTAGCATCAACGTCAATACGTAAAAGCCTTACTCTAGGCTCATACTTAATGATGACATATTCGATCTCTTCCTTAATAAGAGATGCGGTTGCTGCGTCTAATGGTTCAAACAGCAAATTAGCAATGTTGCTACCAAGATCGGGTTTGAAAAATCTCTCCCCCTTTCGTGTCATAATAATATTGTACAACGCCCTCTTGACAGCGGCTTCGTCCGTTGTCACAAGCACATCTTCAGTTACAGGATTCATACCCAATGATATGGATACGTCCTTAAAGTTAACTGCCTTGGGCATTGTACTAAGGGTTGTTTAGTATGTATATTAGTTCTCGGACCTTTCAGTCTTCTTCGGTTTTCGAGCCAGTAATCGGTCACTTTTCGGGTCGGTGATAAGCACCATCCCTTTTTTTATGAATTCGTCACCATAATCTACGGGTGTCTTTCTTGGAATGGACATCAATCGTCTCCTAATGGTTTGCAGGAGAACTTTTTACGGGGTTCTATCCCGACATTTTATTTAGACCCATAAAAAAAGGGCGCATCAGCGCCCAGTCCAGTGATTGTTAGGTCTTTCCCACCAAAAGTGGAGATCTTCGACCTCATTATCGTAAACTTGTCCAACAATATCGCTCTCATACTTGCTGTGGACGTTTTCAAACATCGTCAGAGTCGTAAATTCGCACTCTGGAGCAAGTTCTTTGAGAATATTGGTGATCCAGGTGTAATTTCCACCTCTAATCACGCCAGCCTCGATCAAAACGAAGCGTTTCCACATCCATTTCCACTCCATAAGGTTCTGAGCGAAGGTAACTTGGTACTCATTCGCATCTTCATCGGGAAATGGGACGTTAACAGACTCAATATGGTACATTTCGCCGTCTTTAGAGAGCCAATGTGCCAACAGTTGAGTCACAATTGCGGAATAGTCGGGTGATACGCACAAAAAGCACGTATCTTTAGGGTCCCAATCATATTCCATCATCTGAATTCTGTAAGTCAGCGCTTCAATGAGCGCTAATTCGGTGTCACGGGAGACATACAGAAGTTTCTTCATCGATATTGTAGGTCGGAGGGTGGAATGTACAGTATTCGTTGAACGTGATCTTCATTTCTTTGTTAGTAAGACCACAGTGCACTGCTGCTTTGGGTAAATTCCACTTAGCAGTGAACAACATTTCCATAGACTTACGTGTCTCGGGTCTCATTTACCCTGACCACGGTACGCTTTCTTCGCACCATTACGTGAAGACGAGGAAAGTTTGGTATTAGAAGACTTGCCTTGACGAGTTTTCTTAGGACGAGCGGGCGTGTAGCCCATAGTTTTTCCGTAGAGTGCCATTTAGTCGCAGATTTGTACAGAGTTGTCACCAGGAGAACCAGTTCCTCTGCCACCTTCTCCGCCAATAGTGCTCCCGCCACCAGAGGTAATACCAATACCAATGCCAGCAAGACCAGCTGCAAGCCCTGCGGCGGCAGCAAGCGCAGAAAGGGCAGCGACTGCTGCTCCTCCGTTGTATACTAGCACAGTGGGAGACCCCATTGCAACCACAGAACCGCATCCAACACTATCAGCAATAGCAGAAGCGGGTTTAACAGCAGGGCAATACTTAGGTGCTAGTGCAGTAATTATAGCATCTGTCTCTGGATCGCCTGTTTTTGTTGTTGGAATCGGAATAGATGGTGGTCCTAATCCGTACAATACTGTTGTCCCAGAAGGGGCAACCGCTCCAGGGTGACAGGCAGGGTTTTTACCACAAGGCTTGCAGTGAGGCAACCTAACATCACCGCCAGCCAGAGGGAAAATGCCTTTGTTAAGCTTAACACTAGTTACTAAAGATTTCTGAAATGCAAATGGTGGCCAGCAAGCGTGACCAGAACACGGTCCAGGTTGTAGTGAAGCTGCTGGCATTAGATATATTCGTGAAGGAGAGTGTGATCGTTGCGCAAATGTTGACCAATATCTGTCTGTTTCCGCCCTCTTAAGACATTTTTCAGTCTATAAGCACCACTATCGAGAGCTTCTACGCCATCGTAGTGCGCAATTTCGCGGTCTCCGCTGTATTTATAGGACTGTCCACCCTCTGATCCGAGATAAAGACGCGCTCTTGCGGTTGCATTTACTGTAGCAGGCGCAGTAAACGTCAAATTTGCACCCGCAGCAGTCACATTTGAGGGACTTTGGAGCCTCGCAGAGATTCTAGTGTTGATTTCATACGTTCCTGCGGCAATAACATCGGAGAAAGTGACTCGATTGGTGATCAAATCGACCTGTGCAACGGTAATATTGTTGACATCGAGCCCATCAACGTCCATTCCAACCTCTATATCCTCTAATCCGATGTCATTACCAAAGGTTTCGATCGCTTGAACCTGTGCAACAGCACTACCATCCGCTAAAATGGTGAATGCAACACCAGGAATGATGCGGTCAAACAGTTGTTCTTCAAACTGAGTGCCAGGAGCAGTCACTTTTACACCATAGAACAGACGTTCATACTCATCAATGTCTATATTCCTCACTGTTCTACTACCTGCTAACAGGTCACCAGTGCCCGTTCTAACAGGATCAGGGGGATCTACAGTAATAATAGGTTCTTGGACATAGCCTTTGCCTGCATTGGTGATCTCATACCCTACAACACGCCCCTGAGTGACCAATGGTGACACCGTTGCTTGTATGCCTCCTTCGAGGTCTGGCTCGCTTACAGTGACGTCTGGGTCGTTCATATACCCTAGACCCAAATTAAGCGTCTCTACGGCGACTACAGAGCGCCCTGAGAACTCGTAGTTGTTTAATTCGATATACCCATAAGAAGGGAACTGTGCAATTTCATAATCGTGCAGGATAACCTCATCCTCAGATGGGTTGATAAACTCTACATTCTGTGCAATCTTTAGGTTACTATCTGGGTTACCTTGTTCCTCAACCGCATCTACTAGATTATCTCTATGAGTAGACCAGTTAGACTCAATCGTATTACTTGATCCATAAGTGTGGCAGAGTGATGCACCGTATCCTGGGTTCGCTGTAGGACCACCTGGGCTACCTGGGTCATAGTTCGGGTCACCAGGTTGACCTACTGGGTCTGTTGGATCTGCAATATAAGTCGCATTAGCACAATACCAACAGACAGTGATATCATAATCAAATGTCTTCGTGCCAGTCTTATGTGGTTTGTAGTTAAAAATGCTCCACTTGATACTAGGACCTGCAGGTGGTACACCACGGAATGATGGTGTGTTCCATTCTTGCGCAATCTCCTTATACCAGTTCGACGGTACTGTAGATTGTACAGGTACCTCAAT